GGTCTTCCACGTTGTTGAGGCCGGTGCAGAAAAGCATGACAGGGACTGGTTGCATTAGTGACTCCAAACGCTGGAGATGTAATGTCCTGTTCGGCCGCCGATCCAGTTGCGTAGTTTCGATACTGCGTCGTTGTAGCGCCGTTCGTAAAAAGAAGTGTTTATTTTTGCTCCGTCAATGCCGTCTTCGATTAAGGACCAAATTTTCCACGCAGCGAAGTTTACAAAAAGTTCTTCGTGTAGTGGGGTTGGGAAATCAGTGGGCTCACTGGTGTCTAGTGACAACTCAGTTGGCCCACTGTAGTAAAGAAGGGTTAATGTTTCTGCGCTCGAAGGTACTTTGTAGTACCACATCGTAGTAGCCTCGATAACAACCGACTCAACTGCACCCTCAGATGTGAGGTCACAATCACTGTAACGGTCGAAGAAATCCTCGATGGTTGGGATGATTGGGAGGGTGTTGCCAAGGCTGTTACGAACACGGAGTACCTTTAAGTATGTGCTGTTAGTTAAGGAAGACAAAGTTGTAGTGTTTGTTTCCAACGCTGTGGTGACAGTACCAATCCGCTTTAGGCTGGGTAGGAAGACCCTCGCAGCAGTATCACGAATACCAGCGTTTATTTCCGCATTAATGCGGGCATCACTGAAACTGGTGTCTTGGATAATCTCAGCCACACGTGAGCGCATGTCGGATAACTGCATTGGTACTACTCCTCTACCGATTCATGGTAGGTTACGTAGTCAGCATAAAGGCGTTTGCCTTCTGTTACAGAAAGATATGAGAAATCACCTCTCTGGTGGGCGAACTGAACCCAGCGCCGGATTATGTGGGCTTTTATCCAGTCAGGATAAGTGGTGTTGGACGGTGTGGGAGCAAATAAGCTGATGACAGTTTTTTGGAGTTCTTCAAGATCGCCAGAAACAAGCGAATCCCAATTTCGGCTGTCACCCCAGATTTGCTCTAATTCAGTGCAACCTCGTTTGAGGATAACTTTTGCGTCGCAGCGTATGTGGCGGTCCACCAAGGCTTTGACTGTTTTGAAGCATTCTTGGCCGGCCTCAAGAGTGTCGTTGTAGAAATAGCCTCCGTATGGGACAGGCACGGATGGTCGAACTTCGATGCCGCATTTTCCTGGTCCGCTGTAGAAATAGTTTTGGATTCGGAGTAAATCAAACAAGCCAAGAACATTTTCTGGTTTGACAACAACTTTCCAGCAAGAAAGGGCCAGGTAAGGGAACATATTTAGCTTATCCGCAAACAAGGGCATGCAGAAGTTGCACTGCCGCCGGGAATCGGGGACAGTGTATATCCACGGGCTGTCTGGGTTCAAGGTGTATTTTTGTTGTATTTTGCCTTGCTCGTTTATCCAGCAACTGCCGCTCTTCAAAACAGGTTGCAGCAGCTCGGCAAGGTCTGCTTTCTGGCAGGTTTGGTAAAGGTCTTCCTTAACCGCATTTTTTTCTATACCCAAACTTTCAAACGACATAGGTTTCCTTTCCCAGGCAAAAAGGTCATATTAAATGGAAGGCAAACGAGTCAGCAAGGCGTGAACTCTGCCCTTGGCAGCCATCTTGGTTGTGCTTTTGATGTACAAGCAAGGCGTTACAGCAGAACTTGCGCCGTCGCTTGGCGTAAGGGTGACAGCAGGAGCCGCAGCACTTGACACAGAAGAACGAAAAGTGCACGACAGCGAGAAGGCGTTAGATGTGTCAGCAACAGTCACCAAAGCAACGTAGCTGTAAACAGTCGCCGCACTAGAAGACCACGGGTCGCTGCTAGCCAAGTTGCCATACCCGGCAGTAATGGTGTGCGCGGCGGAAGCCAAACTGGAAACAGCAGAAGTTACTTCCACACACATATCAAGAACGCGAACACGCTTGCCATCAGCCGCAGGAAAAGTTTTAACCACTCCCGCAAGAGCACTAGAACCCGACGCCAAGGTGTTGAAGTCGATTTCCTTGGAAGTAAACCAGTAAGGATTCTCAAGCACCTGCGCACGTTCGTCAGGTCGAGTCATGTTTTTAGCGCCAGTATAGTTAGCCATCTTTCAGTCCTCCCATTAAAAAATTACAGCATACAAAACAAACACAGTGAAAGTGCCAGTGCTGCTACCGCCAGTGCATGTGGCAGTAATTGCACCGCCGGCTGCAGTAAACCATTTACCAGGAAAGGTTACGTCTGTTTCCTGAATACAGGCACGCTTCATACCAGCTTCTTGCGGCCTGGTTTGGGTTGTAGTCATAAAACCAGAGGTTTGGGAAGTTTCCCCGTTGCCCATCCAACCGACGCTGAGTGTTGGGCTAGCACCACCAAAGGCGGTACTAACCTCTACCCAAACGTCAATGATGAAGGCGTTTTCTGGTATTCTTATCAGATTGTATGTGTCATCGCTTGGTGCGGCAAGAGTGAGTGACCGCGCAAGTCGCATACAATCCGTCACTTTGTTGGTGTATTTGTCAGCCATCAAAGCTCCTTATTGGATTTTCTCAGCGTAACCCGATCCAGTGATGACGCCGTAGTCTCTGTTACCAGACCTATCAAAGTACACCTTTTTGAACCCAAAGATTCCGCCGCCACGCAGCATCAAAAACCGCTTAGCATCCTTAGTGTACGGCACGAAATTCATGACTGTGCCTTTGGATTCTCCCGCACCGCCCCAGGCCCACGTAGCCGCCTGAGCACCCAAAAGCACACAGCGGTAGATTCCCCCATTTCCTGTCGCACGCATAAGAGGGATACGCTCGCTCTTGGTAATCAGCATCCCGTTATATTCAATCTCAGCCATCGGCACTTGCAGCTTTTGGGCACTCCGTGCCAAGTCACCCCATTGCCCAATGTTGGTGTTTTTGCGCAGCATGTCAAAAGCGTAGTTGTGCATGATGACCCACCAGTATTTTTTGCCACCACGAACCATCGGCGCACGCAGTCGAAAGTCGCTGTCGCTGTAAGGCACCTCAGCCAACTGTTTCATCCTGTCCAAAAAGGTCAGGTCAATGATGTCAGCACTCGTGAGAGCCGCCTCTGCCGTAGCCACAGCGGTCCCGTATGCCTGATTAACAGCAACAAACTTGCCAACAGTCGGTTCGGTGCAAGCCTGCGCAAACGTCTGGCCATTAACAGTGAACGAGCTGTTTCCCACCAGGCAGTTGACAGCACACGAAGAAAGGATTTCTCCCCACCGTTCTTTAAGCGCATCTTTACCCTCACTGACAAGATTATAAGGCATGCGCTGTTGTTCCATCCTGCCGCCGGTGTCAACAGCCAGGTTCAACTCCTCAATGGTCATATCAAACTGCCGAAAGGCCATCCGCTCTTCGTTGCCCTCAACAGTGCTGTAACCTACAATACCTTCCTGACTAAGGGGCAGACGAATGTCAAACTTCACCACATCGCCCTCACCTTTGCCAAGTTCTGTGCGCATCTGGATTACCGAATCAGCCCCAGTGCCCACCAGATAATTATACTCAACTTCCGGCAAGACAACACGAAAGAGTTCTTTCGACCACTTCTTTCGTGTAATCTCATCATTGGTCAAGAATCGCGTCTTCGGATAAGTGGCCATCATAACTCCTTGTTATTAATCCAGCTCATCGAGCAGATACTTTTCGTAAACATCCGCAGGAACTTCACTCAACCGCTCCTCCGGGAGATTGTCAATTGCTTTAGCTGTCCAACCAGCCGACCCAGGAGAACCACCGCCGACACCGACTACGGTTCCGGCAGCCTTAGGTGCTTCAGCCTTTTTAGGCGTTTCAGCCTTTTTAGGAGCAGGCGCAGGTGCCGCTTCATCCTCTTTAGGCGGCGACGCCGCAACTGCTTTGGCCGGACCACTAAAGTTTGCCTTAATGATGTCGTACATATATTTGTAAGGATTCGGCTTTTGCCAGACATTCAACTCGACACTAAGCCGCGCCTCACTAAAGTCCACATTGTGTTCCCTCGCGATTTTCTCTGCCACCGCATCAAAAACAGCATCAAAGTTTTCCTGTGCGCAAACCTGCTCTATATCAGGATATTTCCCAGACTCGATCATAGTAGCAGCGAGTGTATCAAGAACTGGGCCTTTCACGCTGATGATGCTATCCAGTTGCCCCTTAAGCTCATCATACTTTGTCGTGATAGTGGGAGGTGATTCAGGCTTTGTCTGTCCCAACTCTTGGTCGGCTCCTTGCTGGCCACCAAAGCTGTCATCATAGAAAGACTCCTCATGAGTCCTCTGCAAAGCCATTTTGCGTTGTTGCTCGTCCCTCGCTGCAGCTGCCAATTCCTGTTTTTGCTGGGCATTCCGCAATTCAGCCATTTCTTGCCGCTGCTGCCGCAACAATTTTCGCAAGGAATTGATTTCAGAATACGGGTCAGTTTCAGTCGTCGGCTCAGCCTTTGCAGCCTCTGCTTCTTCCTCTGCAACGCCGCCAGTATCCTGCCCTTTTTCTTCTTCCTGGCCCGCACTACCTTCACCTTCGCCACCAGCCTCAGCCTCAGCCTCAGCCTCAGCCTCAGCCTCAACCTCTTCATCTGGCGTAAGGTCTTCTGCAGGCCCATCGACAGCCGTCACAGCTTCCATC